AGAGAGGGAGAAGGGAATCTCTGCTTCGCTCTGAAGATTCCCCCCCACCCTCAGAGGAAGAGACACTCCCTCACCCCGTCCTCACGCACCCGCTGCTCGACGAAACAGCCTGGATGGCACGGCGAGATTCCGGGCGATCTCCCCTGATTCAATCGGAACTATCGACGACCCACCGCGCCCGCGCCGAATTCCTGACCGGCGCCTGGCTGCTCGACAAGATCGTCCCCGCCTCCCTCGGCGGATCACTCCTGGGGAACCTTCAACCGCAGATGCTCCGCGTGGTGGACGCACTCAACGGGCAGACCTTCCACAACGCCGTGCTCATGCCCCGCCGCTCCGCGAAGACCACCACCCTGTTCTGCATCCTGCTAGGACGCTGCTACCTGCGCCCCGTGCACATGGCCGGCTACACCATGCTCACCACCGCGAAGAAGACCGCCGAACGGTTCCGGCTCGACATCTATGCCCCCATCAACAGGCAATGGCACGACAAGAAGCAGCGCCCCGTGAACCTGATTAGCTCGAACGGTTCCGAGCGTGTCGAGTTTCCCAACGGCTCCGTGCTCGCATTCCTCTCACCCGATGGCGACGCGATCCGCTCCGGCGCCTACGACACCCTCGTCCTCGACGAAGCAGGAGAAGCGGAACCCGATAAGTGGGAAGACGTGATCTCCGCCATCGTGCCCGCGTTCGACACCCGCGGCGACGACGCGCAGCTCATCCTCGCGGGCACCGCGGGGGACTACCGCGACGGCTCCTACTTCTGGGACAAGCTGCACGACCCCGGCGCCGGGAGAGTTCGCTACGGCGTCCCCGACGACATCGACCTCACCACCCTCGCCACCTGGGACGGCGGAGTCGGTGACCTCATCACCAGCATCCACCCCGGTCTAGACGGCCTCACCAACATCGACAAGATCCGAAGCAACTTCGGTGACCTCCGAGAACGATTCGCCCGCGAATACCTCGGCTACTTCGGAGAAGAATCAGCCACGAACGCACTGATCCGCTCCACCAGCTGGCAGACCACCAGGCAGCACGGACCCCCACCCGAAGGCATCACCCCACGCACCCTCGTCTTCCAGATCCACCCCCGCGGGAACTGGGCATCCATCGGCGTCACCTGGATCACCAGCGATGGCGCCGACCTCGTCGAGACAGCATGGGAACTCGACGGCACCCACCCCGACGGCACCCGCCAAAGCATCGGATTCAAGCTCATCCACCACCAGACCGGAACCGAAGGCATAGCGGAGAAACTGCTGCGCCTCTCACGGCAGCACAAACTCCCCATCACCTACGGCGACCAGTCACCACAAGTCAAAGCCATCGCCCACCGCCTCGAAATCGAAGCCCGCCCCCGACCGAAACTGAACCCCATCAACCTCAACGAAATCCGTGTCGCCGTCGCCCAACTGCTCAACGGACTCGACCAGGGATACCTGCACCACTGGACAGACCCCATCCTCGACAACGCCGCCACCATCGCGACCAGGAAAGACATCGGCCCCGGCTACGTCATCGGCCCCCCCGCCGCCGACCCCGACGCCGACATCACCGCACTGGAATGCTTCGCCATCGCCGCGCACGCCACACCCGCACGGACCCGCCACGCCCTCGCACCCATCGTTGTGGACTAGCTACAAGACACGCCCGCGTGTCTTGTAGAAATCCTCTAAGAGCGCGGGGTACTGTGTGCGCATGGGATTCCTGGATCGGCTCTTCGCTCCGATCACCATTCCCGCCATCGCGACGGGCTCTCGGCCGTCCGACGTGACAGGGCTCTGGTGGCAGCAACCCATGACGGCGCTCACCCAGGTTGTGATCGACGACGTCTACGGCGACATGCCGGAAGTCATCGACCGCGCCAATTCCCTCAAAGTGCCGGCTGTCACCAGAGCCCGCGATCTCCTCGTAGGGTCCATCGCAGACCTTCCTCTGGTCGCCTACCGCGGCGACGACCGCCTGCCAGTCCAGCCCACTTGGGCATACCGCACCGACCTGCAGACGCTCTGGCACCGGATGATGTGGACCGTCGACGATCTGCTGTTCTACGACTGCTCCCTCTGGGTGCGGGAGAACGACGCGGACGGGTTCGCGATCAACACCGCCCACGTTCCCATCGACACCTGGTCCGTCGACCCCGACCGGCGCATCCTCATCGACGGGAAGCCGGTCGACGCATCCCAAGTCATCTACTTCCCCGGCCCCGGCACAGGCGGACTGCTCACCAACGGACGCGACACCATCCGCGGTGCCCGCGCCATCGACCGCGCCTGGGTCGCCCGCACCCGTTCCCCGATCCCGCCCACCCTGTTCGTGCAGAAGGAGCAAGGCGACGCGACCCCCGACGAAGTGACAGCGCTGGTCACCGCCTGGGCGCAGGCGCGCACCAACCCCGACACCGCGGGCACCGCGTACGTGCCGTACGGCCTGGAACCCATGTTCCCCACCGTCGCCGACGATTCCGCCATGTTCATCGAAGGCCGAAACGCCATCCGCCTCGACATCGCGAACCTCACCAACATCCCCGCCTCCTTGCTCGACGGATCAACCGCGACCGCGTCCCTGACCTACGTCACCGCCGAAGGTCAGCGCTCATCGTTCCAGGAACAGACACTGCGGTACTGGACCGCGCCCATCGAGCACCGGCTGTCGATGGATGACATCGTTCCGCGCGGGCAGCGTGTCCGCTTCGACATCACCTACACCACACAGGTCGGGCCGACCGGCGAGCCCGGGGAGGACTGAAAATGACTGGCGAAATCGGAATGTTCAGCGTCGACGCTGGCACCCGTCGCATCCGCGGCTACCTGATCCCGTGGGACGAACTCAGCCGCACAAGCGTCGACGGGACTGGCCCAGTGAAGTTCCGAAAAGGCGCGCTGAAACTCCCGCGCAGCCCTCGCGTCGCGAAGCTGAACAAGGACCATAAGCCCGTGTTGCCGATGGGTGTCGGCGCGCTGTTCGCGGAACACGACCGCGGACTTTATGCCGAGTTCGACATCGACGACTCCGAGGACGGCGACGCATTCCTCGCTGACCATGGCGAATACGTGCGGCTCTCCGCCGAAGTCCGAGAGATGGTACGCGACGGTGAGTACGCCACCGCCCAGCTCACCGGCGCCGCCCTTGTCCCCGCGGGCGCGTTCGCGTCCGCCGCACTCTTCGCCCTCGCTCCCGAGGACGAACGCACCGAGGACTCACCCGAGCCCGAGGAAACCGACGCCGACGACTCGGCAGAAGAAGAGGAGGAAGCCGTGGCAGACGCAACGGTCCCTAGCGGTCTCCCGGCTCCCACGCCGGTGGAGGTCATCGAAGAGCCCAAGGGCATCGGCGCGCGCGCCATGTTCGCAGCCATGCAGAAGGTCAGCGCCGGTCAGGCGACCCGCGACGACCTCCAGCTGGTGCGTGCTGGCATGGCGGACCTCGATGGCGCCGCCATGTTCGCACTCAGCGACATCCACTACAACGGCACCGGCGGCATCGGCGCGAATATGACCCCGTCGCAGTGGATCGGCGAGGTCGAGTCGGGCGTCGAGTATTCGTCGCTGTTCGCTGGCCTGTTCGGCCACAAGGACCTCACCGCGGCGAAGTACACGGGCTGGCGCTGGCTGGTCAAGCCGGAGGGTGGAGCATGGCCGGGCAACAAAACCCCGATCCCATCGAACACTCCGACGCTCGAACTCGTCACCGAGGATGCCCAATACTGGGCCGGCGGCCACGACCACGCCGTCGAGCACCGGCACTTCAACACCCCCGGCTACTTCGAGTCGTACTACGCCGCGATGATCGAGTCATACCGGAAGTGGCTCGACTCCGTCATCCTGTCCGAAGCGCTGCTCAGCGCCACCGACATCGAAGCCGACGACCCCGCAGGCCTCGCAATCGGCGCCGGGTGGTCCGCCGTCATCGACGGCGCCTTCACCATCGTGCAGGCCGGACTCAAGCCGACCAGCGCGGTCGTCGATGCGTCGCTGTGGAAGAGCATGGCGAAGCTCCCCAACTCCGACGTGCTCGGCTACCTGAACGCGCAGCTCTCGCTCACCGGTGAGGGCGCGCTTGAGTCGTTCAGCGTCGTCCCCGCACCCGCAGGATCGGCACTCCCCGCCGGGCACACGCTCGTCAGTGCGAAGAGCGCCGCCG